TTGTTGTTAAAATTTGCAATCAAAAGTTTTTTGGACGAAAGAAAATTGAATAATGTCTCTCCGCACACATTGGACAGATATACTCGTACTCTCGATGAGTTCCACGCTTTCTGTGTATCCGAGGAAATTGTTAACGTTGAAGAGGTAATGACTCCAACAGTAAAAAAATACTTGCTTCATTGCCAAGAGGCCAAAGGTAATGGGGTTGTTACAAAAAACTCCAAATTGAGAGTTATCAAAACTCTGTTTAATGATATGGTCACGAATGAATATATTACCGAAAAGCAAAATCCGGCCAAAAAAGTGAACTACGGAAAAGAAGATATCATTATCCCTGTATTTCAAGATTACCATATCAAACAGATGTTGAGTTACTACCGTAATCTGAAACAAAAGGACAAATCATATTATGCTTATCGAGATTATGCCTTAATCCTCTTCTTGCTGTCCACAGGCGCTCGTGTTGGAGAAGCCAGCAATATCAGATGGGATCATATTGACTTTGAAAATAAGGCGGCAATATTTTTCGGTAAATTACGTAGGCAACAAAGCGTACCTCTTGTAGACAAACTATTAGCGGAGCTTGCCGAATGGAGATTGTTTCAGGAACGGAAATTGGGGCAAAAGCCGATTTATGTATTCAGTACCGACGATAACAAGCAGTTGAGTCCTAACGGCATCAAATTGATTTTCAAACGGTTACAGGCAAAAATGAACTTTAAAGATGTGCGATTAAGTGCTCATACGTTCAGACATAGCCTTGCGTACCGATTTCTTCGGGATGGTGGAGATATAGTTTCACTTCAGCGTCTCTTGCGACATCAGAATATGGAAATTACAAGGAAATATTTATCAGCATTTGGACATGTGTTGCCTGAAATAAATGAGCGGCATAACCCTCTCAACAACTTGGATATATAGGGCGGTGATAACATGACCTACACCAATCCTAATAAAACTGTCATTAACCGTTTAAATTACTTCACGAAACAACTGAACAAATACAGTAAAGCCCGTTTTGATTATCTGCTTCGCCGTAGTGATAAAGAGCCTTGTTCCAATCGTTTCGAACGCTTACGGCTATATAAAGATTTGATGCATAAAATGATTGATCAACAAAATTACTAATTCACAAATCTAACTTAAAATAATCCAATATTTATATTTATAGGAACATACGTTTGTGTTATGATAATACTACAAATTTATTGAAGGAGTGTTTTAAAATGAATCAATTACCGGAAGTAACTTTGTTTTATGCTGCCGTACCAACTAACCAAATCAGCGAAAAGGGTAACATCATTTACAACAATTACCTTTTCGAAAGCAAGCAAGAAGCAATTGATTCCGGCAACGACTATGAAATTGCTACTTGGGATATTATCAATATGCTTGCGGATTGCGGCCACCATTTCAAGGATAAAGTTATTGTTACTCCACAAGGCAAGTTTATCTGGACTGAAATTTACGAAGAGGATTGGAGTGGTGAGCAGATTCTAAATGATTGCATGTATCGAGCTGTCGGCGCTCCGGTGGCGTTTAGTGAGGCTGTAGAGTATCACCTGTTTTGGAATAAGGGGTCTGAATTGTTAGGGATTGTGGAAGATGCTGAGGTATTCAAAGCTACGCTTCAAAATAGTAACGGGGATGTTGTTGTGATTCACTAAAACTGCCTGATGATGGCCCATTTTTGCGGAGTGGGCCGAAACATTCCTTCATCTACGGAGGAGTGTCGCGGATCTCCGCAATTGATCTTATCTGGCTATTAGTGGTAAAGTAAATAAGGTCAAGGAAAGTCAAAAATAATGGAGGCAAAAAATGAATTTAATTGAAGTTCAAAATGAAGAAGAAGCAGAATTTGTCAAAATCATCAAAAAACGATTTGAGAAAGGGAATGTAACAGAAGGAAAGGTATACGAGGTAAAAAGAATGTACTACCCTGATAATCCAGCAGGTTTTGTAAACGGCGAAGCTTACATTATTGACGATGAGGGAAAAGAATTATTTGGAGTGTTCAACACTTGTAAAACCACTCTTTTTAAAGCAGCGAAATAGTTTACTTGTCATCTTTACGTTTCTGCTCCCTTTGAATTAGAATATACAAAGAGAGTAGAAAAATATTAAACGCAAAAAATCGCTTGACCTTAACTGGTCAGCGTGATATATTTAAGAATGATATAGTCTACCCATTCACTGAGACTCTATCGTTATGGAAATAATATGAAAGGAGGTGGTTAAATCGCTTGTGGAATATTCACTAGATGGCATGGAACTTTACTTCTGTACCATTTAGCTTTACCACGTACATAATAATATCATGACGGATGTATGTTTGCAAGTTCTAAATACCTGATAAGTATAGTTATATGGTATCTAGCATCACTTCTGTATCTTCTAGCTGAATGGATATGCAGAGTAAGAAATTAGAATAACAATAAGTAAAGGGGAAATGATTTTGAAGTTACAGATTATTTGTGAGCAATGCAGAAACCAATTGGAGCTAAAACCAACAACAGTTGGAAACCACGCATATTTTACAACTCAATCTCAAGGAAAGTTTAGAGCTGAAGCTGACATTGAAATTGATCAAACAGTTTACCTTGATGATTCGGTGGTTAGTAACTTGGCACTTACAGAAGATAACGGCACAATTGCTGAAATTCTTGAAGACCAAATTATTGATATGGTGAGCACGGACAAATCACTTAATGAGCTTAGATTTACATGTTCTACCTGCGGAAATTACATAAATTTAACTGGTTTCTAATCTACTTATTTTTGAGGGGAGATAACTATCCCCTCTTCTATTATTACCTCAAGGGTGAACCAAAACCCCAAAAGAGAAGCGCAAAATGCGCAGATAAGGTGGTAATCAAAATGACGAAAATCAAAAAACAAAAATACTTGAAATCTAAAGGAGACTATCACTATATTGAACCAAACAAAAAAGTACAGATGGAATACCGTGTCAAAGCAGTGGCAGCAGCTAGATCCTAATTTCATCCCCTCTCGTAAACTCACTATTGAGCAAAACCGCGAACGTCAATGGAAGAATGTTTCATCTGACTTGGTTCCTGACGATGTTAAACAAAAATTCCAGACACTGATTGATCGATATACGCACAAGCCAAAGCTTGATTGGAACACTGGAAAGAAGATTGCAGACAAATGTTCAGCAAAAGAGCAAGAACCTCATAGCAAACCTGTTCCTCTCTACTATGTCCATCAGGTGATTAGAGGATTTTTGCAGCACGAGGCTCAGAGGAACTTAAAGACGAAGGAAGAACGTTTGCAAATTGTCGAAAGCATTTTCGATAAACATACAGCATTCGGGAGCCTTAAACCAGCTAATAGCAAAATCAGTACTACATACGATGATTACTTTGTTGATGAATTTTTTGTGGACTACATAACGAATTACCTGTATCAGTTTTTAGCAAAAGGGAACGGTAAAATTCCCTCTCAAAGTGAAGGCCTTAATTTATGGGGTCACAAGCAAAACGGTTATACATACGCCTTACACGAAATTGCTACATATCTAATAAAGACCGTGGGTAAAGAAGACGAAACGGAATACGGTTGTAAACAATACAATAAATTAGTTTCATCCTATGATGAAATCATAGGAAAATCAGACTTAGATAGTCCTGATTGGTCTATTGATGATTACATTAAACCCAAATCTGAAACCGGGTTTCAAAGAGTGGATTATTGCCACATTGAAGAAAAAAAGAGCAAACGTTATCCTTTAGCTCCATCGTGGGAAGAAATAAACGGAGAAAAAACACCTTACGTAGAAATGCTCATCGAACAGCGGGAACTGTATGATGAGACGCAACAGATTCGTTCTATTGCTGGATCGTTGCCGAGAGGAAGCAAACAGCAGCGGGAAGTCTACAAAATAGCGAACGAATTGCAATACAAATATACATTAATGTATGAGCCTAGAACTGTCAACCACAGTCCGAATAAAAACAGAGCAAATGATGATGAAACGCTGGATGTCTGCATTGACACTATATTAGATATCGTCGATTATACTAATCCCTTACATATTCATGCTTTAATTTTAAATTATCATACGCTTTGGTGTAAGTATCAATACCAAGTAGACTCCCCGCTATATACAATTCTTCGAGAATTTGAGCAAAATTCTCAGAAGATTGAATTTCGAGATCCTCTACATAAAGACATTCTGGACGCTTTTTTATATAGTTCTTCGACTGCTAAAGTAAATAGTAAAAAATTGAAAATCAGCACAGAAAAGATGAATCGAACATTGAAGAGCAGCATTTCAAAAAAGGTTGCAAAGTATTTTTCAAAACATGTCGGCTTTTAACATTTGATCACCATACTATATGGAAGGTAAAACTTCCAAGTTTATTATCATCGTTTTATTCATTATTATCCCTTCCTCGTCGGTGTTCACGCGCCGACCTATTTTTAGGGAAACTTAAAGAAATTAAATCAGAAAGGAGAAAATGAAGATGGAGTTTACAGAAGAACAGCAAGCCTATATTGACCAGTTAAAAACAACTTGGGAAACAGAAGTGCTGGCCCCTATCACTGCTGAACGTGACGAATTGCTTCAATTCAAACCAGCAGAGAAGTCGGATGCTGAGAAGGCGCTCGAACAACGTGAAGCTGAACTGTTTAAAAAGGAAATTGACATCGAGTTAAAGGCAAATAATCTCAATGATTTCTCTGACTTACTCAACGTATCAAATACTGAAGAGTTAAAGACAAAAGTTACACAGTTAACTAAGATCCTTGACGCGCGAAAGCTAAACAATAGTTTCCAGCCCAAGGGCCACAAACAAACGGATAAGTACAGCCAAGCAAAAGCACAAGGCGATACTCGTAACATGATTAAAAGTATTTTTGGTTTGAATTAAAAAAATTAAAGGAGAAATTTTATTGTTTACATCAGACAAATTTGTACAAGGACAAAACTATGATCTAAAGGAACTTCTAATTAATACCACTCCATTTAAAGCTCCGTTTACTAATCTGCTCCTCACTAAAACGGTAAAGGCAGAAGCCCCAACGATGAACTGGATTGAAACCAGCATTAACGAAGCGGCTGCGGAGACGCTTGCAGAAGGATCAGATGCACCAGCATCTGTAGACGATACGTTAGAGCCGATTAGCAACTTCACAGAATTGGTGGGAGCAACCGCTACTATCAGTAATACCGCACAAGCCGCTAACGCTGTTGGTATTTCCGATTTGTTAGCGCGAGAAATTGACAGTAAAACTAAAGCAATTAAGATGGGAATTGAAAATCGTCTAATCAATGGAATTAAAGGATATACGGCAGCAACAAAAATATATAAAACGGCTGGAATTTTAGAGCAAATACATACAGATCATAAACTTACAGATACAACTTTTACTAATGACAAATTTTTAGAAACTATTGAGAAGATTTATGATGCTGGAGCAAGTGACAATCTAATTTGTTTTCTCCCAGCGAGAATGAAGTTAAGTTTAGCCCAGTTTACAGACTTCCAATTCTTCGCAAAAGACAAGGTTGCGGGGGTTGATGTGGACATATTTATTAGTCCTTTTGGTTCTGTTCGATTCGCCCTCACGGAAAAAATCCAAAACAAATTGTTTATTGTAAATCCCGACTATCTTGAGTTAGGAGAATTAATTTCGTTTCACGGACAGGTCGAACCTGTTAGTGGATCTAAGCAATCAGTTTACCTTGAATGGCAAGGTGGAGTTAAATTGCTTAACCGTAAAGCGGCAGCAAGCTTTGAAATCGCCTAACCAATACATATCGAAGGGGAAACTCTCCCCTTCTCTATCATAAACATAAAGGCATAATAACAGAAAGGAGAATCAAAAATGAATTCGGAAGAACGCATGCAGTGGAAGCTACTTAGAATATCCAAAGGGTTAAAGTCAAAAGAAGTAGCTAAAGGAATGGGCGTAAGCCCCGCATACATAAGCCGATTTGAGACGGGAAGCTACGATTGGGATGCGGTATTGGTTAGGAAGTATAAAAATTTTATAAATGAAAATTAAAACAAATCAAATTAAAGGGAGAATGAATTAATGAGTCTATGCATTAGCGCTTCAAAGCCTTATGAACATTATTTATGTGTCGATACGGCAATTAGTTTCACTTTTAACGGTATTGTATACCGTGATGTAAAAGGTTCAGACAAAAAAATTATTATCATTGACAATGAGGCATACTTTTTCTCGGGCGATCTGGAACTGGTAACAAATTTACAGGAACGATTTAAAAAACAAACCGACAGAAGTTTTGAAAAGCTCACACAACTTGCGATCCAATTATTTGATCAATACTCTGAGGATGACGACGAATTAGCCTTTAGCAAATACGGATTTGATAAAAAAGGATTAGCGTATTGTCAGTTTACGAATAATCATCTAAATTTTAAGCCAACAGATCGATACTATGGACATAAAAACAACTCATTTGTTACATATGGGAAAAATATGAAAAAGGCTAGTGAACTACTTGATCTGAAGACTGTACACATCACTCCCGAGTATTTTATTCCAATTTACGAGGCTCTTGCTGATGAAGCCGTGGGCGGTGAGGTTATAGTTTATCATTTAACTCGTACTAAATGGGGCATGACTGAAAAAATCAAACTTAATGAACCTGATACGATTAATAAGTTGGATATTCAAAGATTAAAAAGACATTACGGATTCTACGGTCATGGAGATAGTGCGATTCCTTTTGTCAGTATGGGTGAAGGTGACGGTGTTGTAGTTAGTGCCGCTGGCAAAAATATTAGCGGTGTCGCGGAGATGTTGAAACCTAGTGGTTCGTACCAAATTATTTATCGAAGCTCTAATTATGCACATGAGCGAAGACTCCTTTTAAAAGATGAAGGAATCGAGCTTAGTGTTGAGAGTGGAGATTTGATTTTGGGGCATGATGTGGGTTCCTTTATCAAACTAAAGTCTAATGGAGATATCGAGTTGAAAGCTCAAGGGCGCATTTTCTTCAACGGACAGGAATTTTCATTCAATGATTGATGCTGAATACGATGACAAAGGTTTCTGCTGGGTAACCAATGCGGAATTAAAGGATCTACTTAAACAAAACGGCTTAGAGCCTGTTGAATCCGGGGATAGTAGTAATAACAACTTTATGTATTGGAAATATCAAACAAAATTATCGAGTGAACAGCTTAAGGGTGATTTTGATTCGAAATTAAGACAGCAATTGGTAGAGGTTTACAATAAACTAAACAAAATTATTTCGCACTGGCAAGACGAACAACGAAATAATAAATACCGCCTTGATAGATGGCAGCTTAAATAAATAGAGAACACTAAGGGGAGATATGAATAAGAATGAGATATGAGCTTGGACAACTGACCTATGATGGATACGGAAACGAATATAAAGTTGGAGACTTTCGAAAAAATAGTAAAGGTAAAAAAGAGTATTGGGACGGTGAACGATGGATTGACGATTTCATGTGGAATAAGAATGATTATAAAGAACCTTCCTCAGATAATCCATTTGAATACTGGGCCAATAACCAGAATCAAGATATAGGCCCTGACAACCCTTTCTTCGAAACACTCCCTCGACATCAACAATTAATGAATGAAATCCGGGAGTATTCTAAGATTCGAGATACGGCTGAAACTGAAATCCAAAAGTGCCAGGATGAACTATTCCGCTTAATTGGTGGTGCTAAATTTGAGTAAAAGCATCACAGACTTGCAAAATAAACTAAACATGCTGAAAAGTACTACAAACGCATCAACGAATAACGAGACCAAACCTGTAACGAAGGTAATATCACCTTACTTTATTGATAAAAAATTTCAGCATGCCAAACATGCTGAGGACATGATCCAACGTTTTAGTTTTGTCTATGACAGTCAAATCCTTTGGCGTTATCACCATGACGGTTACTATAAAAATGACGGTGAACCTTATTATAGGGCAATCGGACAGGAACTAATCGGTGAGAGTAGTAGACGGACACATATCAGTGAATCACTCTACTATGCTCAAAACGAAAGACAACTCTTAGAGGGTCAGAGTATGAACCCTCCTTCCAATTTACTCAATGTTAAGAATGGAATGCTTGATCCTTTCACGGGACAGTTGCTTCCCCATTCTCCGCAATATTTGTGTACATATCAATTGCCCGTGAAGTTTGATTCAAACGCAAATGACCCTGTTATACATAATTTTGTTTCGAGTGTTTTACCTGAAGATTCACATGAAGCATTCTACGAGTTGGTTGGTTACATATTGACTAATAATTTACATATGGAGAAGGCGTGTTTGTTCACTGGAGTCGGTAGTAATGGTAAATCTGTTGCAATAGACATGATTACCGCTTTATTAGGTAAAGAAAATGTTAGTAACATATCCCTTCAGGACTTAGATCACAGGTTCAGGGTGGCAGGGCTTGAAGGTAAGCTTTTAAACGCATTTTCTGACTTGCCGCAGAAACCAATTGAGGATACAGGAAATTTTAAAGCAATTGTCTCTAATGAAGCGATTACAATTGAACGCAAAAATAAAGACCCTAAATCGTTCCAACCTTCCACGAAATTATTATTCTCCGCCAACCACATGGTAGTGACTCCAGATATGTCAGATGGTTATTTTCGCCGTTGGTTGATATTCGAGTTTAAAAACAAGTTTACCAATGCTAATAGAGATGTTAATTTGATACATAAATTAACAACCGATAGCGCTCTTTCAACACTATTGAACTATGCTATCCAAGGAATACATAGACTACATAAAAACAAGCAATTTACAATGGGTGAAAGCTTGACGAATGCTATTGAGCAATACCGGAAACATTGCGATACACTACTTCAATTTGTTGATGAACAATGCGAGTTGGCTGAAGACTATTACATATCAACCTCAAGTCTGTATCAGCATTACCGGAATTTCTGTGATGAATGGGGTATCAGGAACGCTTTGGGTAAAAAGAACTTTAATCAACGCTTGACTGACCGCTTCAACTTGGAATGCAAAGACAAATTGATTAATAAAAGAGGTATTCGCTGTTGGATGGGAATTAAAGTGAAAGAAGATTTCACCGATCCCTTTCAGTAATAATATCGTAGAATGGGTTCGAAAATCGTAGAATGATCGTAAAAATATCGTAAAATGGATTTTCAAAAAAACCTTATGTATCAAGGGTTTTAGCGTCTATATCGTAAAATCGTAAAATGAAATGACTTTTTCAGAAAAATTTTCAGATGTATTACTGTACAAAGTATACAAGTAAGTGAAAAGTTTTTACGATTTTACGATATTTCTTCAAAAATCCTTATCTATCAAGGAGTTTTGGGTTTTTGATTCTACGATAAAACTACGATTGTTTTACGATATGGATTTTGATTTTACGATGCAACTAAAAATTTAAGGAGACTACATATAGAAATGAACGAATGGGAAATCAAACGTTTTTCGTCGTTAACAGACGAATATGTTTTTATCAACTACACAACGGGGCTATGTAAATACGAATGTTGTTTCAGCCCGGAGGAGATGGAGCTAATGCAAAACAAAATTAAACAATGGAATGTGGTGTATGGACAATGAATATTCATGAAGCGTTAAAGACAATCCCCAATAAGAAGAAATTATACTTTATTTGGAAACACTACATTGGATTTGATCAAACGAAACCGCCGAAGACAGAAGCAGAGTTTTTAAAAACTGTTGATTTAAAAAGCTTATCTAGCTTTGTAAGGTGGGAACGTAGCGAGGAGTATCGTGCGTTGCTGGCTATCCTTCTCAACACTCGCTTTGATAGTGATCTAGAGCAGATTTATGATTCCCTTGCTGATAAAGCAAAAAATGGTGACGAAAAGTCAATCAAGCTGCTCCTTCAGATTGGCAAGGACATTAAGAGCTATGCCAAAGATGCAGCCAAAACGCTAAATAAAAACGATGAAGTTGAAGAAGATGATGATTTAGATATCGGGTGACGTAATGTCACTCTTTTTTATTTTCATGAAAGGATAATGTAAATGGTAGCATTAACGAAGTCGCAGAAAATCAATAAAGTAATGAACTCGTTTGATCTATTCTGTAAAAATTTTATTAAAATTGTAAATAATGATGGTGAGCTTGTTCCATTTTTGCTGAATGACCAGCAGCAGTGTTTTATTGATAAATCTGGAAAATATAATCTAATTCTAAAGCCACGCCAGTTAGGTTTTACTACAGCTTCCCTCGCCTACTGTTTGTGGATGGCCGTTAACAATCCCAATACCAATTAATTAATCGTGAGCTATAAAGGTGACTCTGCAAAGGATTTGTTTGCCAAGCTTAAGCGGATGAATGATCATTTGCCCCGTTCAAAATACGATGCTTTCCCTTCCGTTGTACGTGACAATAGAGATGAACTGGTTTTTGACAACGGCAGCACTATCAGGAGTACGACAACGGGAAATAAGGATTTAGGTCGAGGCATGAACCTAATGTACGTTCTATTGTCTGAAGCGGCTTTTTACGACGATTTGAACGGCATTCTATTATCATTGGAACCAGCATTGCAAAAGACAGAGCGAAGTAAGATTGTACTTGAGTCTACAGCCAACGGATTTAATGACTTTCAAAAGCTATATGATCGGGCAAATAAGGAATTGAGTAAATATAAAGCATTCTTCTTCCCCTTTTATGCTTCCGCTTATGAAAAACAATTCGCTTATGATATTCAAGAAGCCGTGAAATGGTACAGGGCCAATAATAAAGGGCAGCGCATGAGCGCCAAAGATTTGAGTACTGAACAAAAACAGTTACATGCTGCTGGATGTAGCCTGAATATGTTGATGTGGCGTGACTACATACTACAGGACAAAGACAAAAACCAATTTTATCAAGAGTATCCTGCTACTGATATACAAGCGTTTATTAACACTGGACAATCTGTATTCGATCAAACGAAGATAGCAGAACAGATTAATTACATACTCCCTCCTTTGCCCAAGGATGAACTTGGACATATTCCAGATCTACTGAAGCAATACATAGGAAAAGGTTTAGAAATTTTTCGTTTACCGAAGCAAAAACAGAGAATGTTCGCAGGAGTAGACGTTGCATCTGGCAGCGGTAATGACTACTCAACAATGAGTGTATTCGGTGCAGATGGGCAGCAGTATGCTTCATTTTATCGAAATGATATTCCAGTTTATAAATTCGCTGAAATAGTCCGAGAGATTGGGCTGTTTTTTAATTACGCCTTTATTGTCATTGAAAGGAACGGTTTTGGAACATCAGTGCTTGAGCGATTGCGTGAAGGTGAAATGCCATATCTAAATCTGTTCAAGCATCGTCATTTCGACAAAGGTAAGACAAGGCTGCAATTAGGCTGGAGTAGCAACACTGTTACGAAAAATAAAGCTGTGACGGATGCAAAGGAAATGTTTGAATGTCAATTAATAAAAATTGAATGTAAGGAAACGCTGAAGCAGATGCAAACCTTTATTGAAAAGGACAACAAAATGGAGAACAAATCCCGATCTAATCATGATGATTTGGTTATATCGTTTATGCTTTCGATTCAAGGAATAAAAGCAAATAAATATTACGTTGAGGTGGCTTAATTGTACGATAATAAAGATAAATGGTTTGTAGAGGAAGTAAACAGAGTTTCAAATCAGCAGAGGATTAATGAGATTCTTGATATCAAAGAGTACCTGAGTGGAAAACATGAAATTTTACAGAAGCCGAGTTACAATTATAATGGTCAGGTATACGAACCCCGTAAAATTGTACTCCAATACGCCAAGACAATTCTTAACTTTAGCGTAGGATATGTGATGAGTAATCCTGTGACACTTACAGGTGATAAAGCTGTTACAGACGCATTCAAATGTGTCTATAAACGTGGCAAATACAATCAGATTGATTATGATGTGCTTGATAAGATGACCAAATATGGATATGTCGCGGAATATGTCTATCTGGATGACAAGCAAGAAATCAAATCTAAACTCCTTGATCCTGCCGATTGCTTCCCTGTGTTTGACCATCACAATGAGTATACAGCATTGATTGAACATTATTGTGTAGATAACGTGAGTTATTATAATTTGTATTTGCCAGATAGGGTTGAGGAATGGAACGATAAGGGCGGCAATTTACGGATGACGGGGAGTTCCAACAATCCTGCTGGATTGCCTATCCTATACCATAATCAATGTGAGATTGGGAACCTTGGGCGCTCTGATTTGTTGGACATTCTCCCCATCTTGGACAATATGGAAGACTTGCTTAGTAAAGCTGTAGATGGCTACTATCACCATATCTCAGGTATCCCAGTCCTCAAAGGCCAGCAGCTTAAAGGTGACGGATTACCAAAGGATATTATTGGTGGTGGTATTGTGCTTGATGATAATGCAGATTTCTTCTTCGCCAATAATGAATTTGACCATCAAGCATTTGAGACGTTGTATAAGACATTGACAAGCTCATTGCTTGATATTGCCCATGTGCCAGCAATCAGCATGAGCAAAACAGATGTCAGCAACTTGAGCGAGGTCTCTATTCGTCTCCTGTTCTCGTTAGCGGATACGAAAGGCGCTTTGAATAGCAAATTTTTACGTGAAGGCATGGAACAACGGTTTGAGAAGATTAGAGAGTTATTGAGGGGTAAGGGACTTGCATTTTCCGACGACGAATATGATACATTGGGTATTGTATTCCAATTTGCTAGACCATCGAACGATAAGGAAATAGTGGATAATCTGAAGGTGTTGAAAGAGATTGATGGTATGAGTCTGGAAAGCATTGTGGAGAGAAATCCTTATGTGACAGACGTTCAAGGCGAGTTGACAAGGATTCAGAGTGAGAATAGATAAGTATAAATATACATAATATTGTATAAATATTAATTATTGAACAAAGGTTAATACATATAAACATTGAAATAAAAGGAATGCGCAATTTCGCGCACACATTAACGTGTATACGATATTCATTAGCCAGCCATTTATATAATAATAGTAGGTGCGCGAATTTTTTAAATGAGAAATTTCCTAAAATTTTAAGTTTTGTATTCCATTTTCTGTTATTTTTCTAATTCTCTATCCGTTAGACCACTACCTACCGTAGTTTGTAGTCTAATTTTGCCCATTTTAGAGGCGATTTTAAGGGGAAAGGTTATGATTTGTACTATTTGTATGATTTAACCGTCCTGCTGCGGGTTGTAAAGGGGTAGCGATACCCCAATTTTGAATAATCGACCTGTAGCAGGATGATTTACGCACGCCCGAAAAAATCGAGGTTTAGGGACTGTACCCCCAAAATTTGAATCACTCATTTGTAAAAACTATGTCTTTTAGACCACAACCTACATATATTTCTAAATCCATAGACCTATCTAGTCGATAATGATAATATAATGGAAAATAATAGTTTGGGGGGATTTTGGATGAAGAGATTTAGATGGTTAGCTATTTTACTTACTCTAACTGTGGTTTTTAGTTCACTCGGAAGTGTAGTATCAGCAGACTCAAGCAGGACTTTAGTATTTTATGATGCTAAAAGAATAGTTTTCGACAAAGATCCAATTTATTACAATGGAACTATGTTAGTTCAGGTAGGACCAATTATAAAAGCATTCGGTTTATCTGCTTCTTACGAAAAAAGCACAAAAACCACGACTGTCTCTAACACTTCTACTAATACATCATTTACATTTACCATTGGTAGCAAGACAGCATGGGTAAATGGGAAAAAAACAGCCCTAAATATTGCACCAAAAATTATTGAAGGTTATACATTTGTTCCACTAAAATTCATAGCAACAGCAAGTAATCATAGTTTCGTCCTTGATAACAATTCCAGTAGGATATACATTGGACCATTTGATTTTAGTACCAAAGATCCCTATAAAGAAATCGAATGGGGTAGAACCATTGCAGACGTAAAAAAAGCAGAAAACAAAACTCTTCTCCATTCTTTTACTGGTGCAAATAGTGCAAAAACATTAATGTATAGAGTTTATCTTGGTAATGATATGTTACCTGCACAATTATGGTACCAGTTTGATTTAACTGGAAAGTTAAGAGATATGTATTATTTCACTGAAGGAGATGAATACCCTGGTGATCAATACAGACTCTTTAATCAATTAATATCTGACATGGATAGTACATACAAACCAACTAGCGAAGATGATAATATGCTATGGAAAAATGAGTACACAGAAGAGATTTATGATGATATGTATGGCTTTGATTATGATACTAAGATAGGAACAGCACTACTATATAAGGATTTAGTATTAATAAAAAATTATGAATATCGTGATATATCAATTTCCGTTCAAATGAAAAACGCAGGTTCCGTAAATAAACCAAAATACAAAGTTTCAATTCTGTATGGTATACAAGAATAACAACATTTGACACCTGCTTAGTTAGAGTAGGTGTTTTTCTTTACCCAAAAAACTTATACAAAGGAGCAAATCAAAATGAAGTACATAGAACGTTTACAATTAGAAACACAAGGTATTACTCACTCACCGGATGAACTATCCATTTATCTCGAAGAAGAAGGAATCACTGACCCAGAATCCGAATATTCCCCCTCTTCATCCACAGAAAAACGAAAAATTTATGCAGCAGCCCTTTCCATTCTCAACGGCGTGGCTAACAATCCCACTTTAATGAAATCCTATAAATCGGATGATATCACTGTCTCAGATTTTGCCGACTCAATTCAGAATCGCATTGATCAACTGGAACGAAAAATCCGCATGATGGCTGTAAACGACACTCAAGCCAGTAGCAGCACATTTATGCTGTTCAAAGGCATATAA